ATTAATTATGAAACAAACAGCAGTAGAATGGTTGCAGGATACTTGGTTAAATTATCCTGACTTATGTAGTTATGATAAAATACAAGAATGGTTTAAACAAGCCAAAGAAATGGAGAAAGAGCAGATAATTGATGCTTGTAAACAATGTTCTTATAGTTATGAAGAAGCAGAACAATACTACAACGAAACCTTTAAATCAGAAAAACAATCTTATCAAGATAAAATGAGAGATAAAATAAATAAAGCTAAATCAAGAATAGAATGAAAAAGACGAATAGAAAAACGATAATGATAGAACGAGATGACATTTACTCTAAAGAAGGTGACTATGTAGAAGTAACTGAATGGTCAAATGGAGAAGGGTTTGATGTAAGCACCCAAGACCAAATGTATAATATAAGTTACATTGAACTTAAATTGATTAAAAAAGCATTAAAAAATATGCACAAATGAGACTACTGGATTATTTATTTACAATTTTAATTTTAATAATGTATGGAAAACAAGATTGACAAAGTAAAAGAAGTAATAGAAAAAGACGGATTAATAACTAAATCCAGGTACCGAACTTTTTTAGATAGACGTAGCTACTTATACGCGATGCTAAATAAAAACGGAATGTCTTTAGTAGAAATAGGAAGACTGTTCAATAAGAATCACGCTACTATAATCAACGGAATAAAGAAGCATCACGCTTACACACGATTCAAAGACGAATTGTATTTACACAACGTAAAAGAATATCGTGAAATATTCTACGAACCAAAGAAGATTCACGTTGATTTGATAGAAAAAGACGAAAAGAAATACAACGGCTCTCAGTTAATCACCGATATTTTAGAGTGTAAAAACACTACTGAACTACAGGATATAAAGCGCAAATTGTTAAACGAAGAATATTTATTTACTGAAGCAACTTTATATAAGTAAATATCGTTATATTTGCAGACAGTCCCATCTCACATTATAGGACTTAAAGAAGTTATTAGCCTTTTAAATGAATGCGAAGTGAGATGCGCAGGATTTTAAGAGGCTTTTTTATGCACTAAAATTTTACTGGTTTTCTGAAAACCTTTATGACCAAAATGGTAGAGTTAGTTTTTCACGGTTCTAAAAAAAATAGAACAACCGAAACACAATTGCGATGTTTTTGTAACACGAATAATGAAATTTTTATAGGTATTCAAGAATATGCTAGTCCTGAAATATGGATTACATTAGATAAGAATACAGCAATAAAATTCAGCAAAGAATTGCGTAAACAAATAGCATTGATTGAAAAATGAGAAAGGGATTTAATTTTTATCGAAGCTATTGGGAAGTAGCTAACGAATTAAGCGATAAGGATAGACTTGCTTTTTACGATGCACTATTTGAAAAGCAATTTAATAATTGTGAACCAAACCTAAATGGAATGGCAAAGTTTGCGTATCTATCTCAAAAACATTCTATTGACACTCAAATAAAAGGTTATTTTGACAAGACTAAAGACGAAAAGTTTAACCCTTACCAAGACCCTTCGGTAGGGGGTTGGCAAGGGGGTTATGTAGCCCCTTCGGTACAAGAGAAAGAGGAAGAGAAAGGGAAAGGAGAAGATATATATAGAAAATTTGCGCATTTAAGTATATCTGTAAATGAGTTCAATAAGTTAAGTTCTGAATATACTAAACAACAAATAGATGATATTTTAGACCAAATTGAAAATTATCGTAAAAATAAAGATTATACTTCTTTATATTTGACTGCTAAAAAATGGCTAAAGAAAAACGAACCTAAACAACCTTCCGAAATTAATTATGAAGACTTAGACCCATTGGTAAAAAAAGCTATTGAATTAGGATACGAAAAAGACCCACGAAAATGCTAAACAATAAAGGACAACACTTACAATACTTAATTGACTATAGAGAAGGAAAGATTAAGCAAGGATTAGGATTAGACTGCGCTATGGATAACTATCTACGCTACAAACCTAAACAACTAAATATTATTTTAGGACACGACAATGTCGGTAAGTCGTATTGGATTAATTGGTACTTCCTTTCATTGGCGCTAAAACACGGAATAACATTTTGTATGTGGAGCGGTGAGAATCAATATGGTCAAATACTGCGCGATATGGTTCAAATCTATACAGGAAGAAAATTTAAGGAATTATCAGTTAGTGAAATTCAAAATCATTCGGCATACTTAGAACAGTATTTTGATTTTGTAGACAATTCAAAGCTGTATAAACCTGAAGATTTGTTTAAGATATTTCGTGAAAGTGATGCACACGTATGCTTAATTGACCCTTATACTGGTTTAGATAGGCAGATGGGTTATGAAGGTAACTACCAATTTTTAAATTCTGCGCGTCAATTTGTCAATGAAACAGGTAAAACTCTTTACATAAACACGCATCCAAATACTGAAAGCGGTAGAAGTGGCAACTTATATACTGACAATCATATGTGGAAAGGACACTTAAAGCCACCAATGAAAGACCACATAGAAGGTGGTAAGTCTTTTTTGAATAGATGTGACGATATGTTTGTAATTCATCGATTAGTAAAACACGAAACAATGAAATATGTAACTTTGGTAAGTGTGGAGAAAGTAAAAGATACAGATACAGGAGGTCAGATAAGCGGAATAGACGATTTTGTTATGTGTGATTTTAATTCTGGATTAGGTTTTACTATTGCAAGTGTTGACCCATTGAAGAACCTAAGACCTAAACCACCTACTCAAACACGAATACCACAAATGGAAGGATTAATGTCAACAAGTGAAAAAATAAAACAACTAAACAAATAAATGGAAGATTTAAAACTACTAAAGACAAGTGTCCAGTTAGGCGCATTATACGCTAAGGTAAGCCTATCATTAGACGAAATAAAAAAGAATCACCCAAATAGAGAAGACCTAATAACTTCTATGTCTAAAAGTCTACAAGACATTCAAGAAATACACGAATGCTTTAAGGAGTTAGAAGAAGATTATAGAACTACGGTAAAGGCTTTATTTAGGCTTCAGTACGTAAATTTAGACCTGAAAAATAAAGTTCAAGACTTACAAAACGAAATAAAATTTAAGGACATAGACTTATGAAGTGTAAGAACTGCAAACAACCATTTGAGCCTATACGCTTTCTTCAGAAATATTGCTTGAATGAGGAGTGTGTTCGTGTTTGGGTGGAATCCGAAAAGACGAAACAATGGAAAAGAAAGAAAAAACAAATGAAAAACGATTTACTAACTATTCAAGACTACATAAAATTAGCACAGCAGACTTTCAATAAGTACATAAACCTTCGAGATAAAAAATTACCTTGTATAAGTTGCGGAAAACCAATTACAGGACGCGTAAACGCTTCGCATTACTTCAATGCTAATAACCATTGGAATGTTCGTTTTAATGAGTTTAACGTGCATAGCAGTTGTATTACGTGCAACCAATATTTGAGTGGTAATTTAATAGAATATCGCAAGGGATTAATTAACAAGATAGGAGAAGAACAATTAACACTTTTGGAACTGGAAGCTAACAAAACACGAAAGTTCACAATAGAAGAACTAAAAGAAATAATTAACATTTATAAAAAAAAGATAAAACAATATGAAGCACAATAGCGATTTTAGATACGACTTAGAAATAGGTTTAAACTTCGAAACACAACTTTACGAGATGCTGGGTAAGAAGATAGAAGTAAAACGAGATATTCAATGTTTAGAAACAGGTAACATATTTGTAGAATACGAAAGTCGAAATAAGCCTTCAGGAATAGCTACAAGCGAAGCTGACTACTATTGTTATTTCTTAAACGAGAAACGCTGTGTAATCGTAGAAAAAGACGAATTAAAGCAAATGTGTCGTAAATATATTAAGACTACTCGAGATGTATTAGGTGGTGATTCTAACACAAGTAAAGGAATTTTACTTCCATTGAAAGATTTTTTCTAAAAATATATTGTAATATAATAATTATACTTATATTTGCTTATAATTTTAATTTAACACCTATGAAAAATTTGTTTAAATCGTTGGCTGAGTTCCAACAAGAAGTCCCTGTAATTCACAAGGCTACACAAGGCTACGGCTATTCTTACGCTGACTTGCCTAAAATCTTTGAAGTGATTAATCCATTACTACAAAAACACGGATTAGGGTTCACACAAACCTTAAACACTAAAGAAGGTACTACTTACCTATGCACAACAGTATTCCACGCAGAAAGCGGCGAATGTATTGATTCAATGGTAGAAATACCACAAGTAGCGTTAAAAGGAATGAATGACTATCAGTCTTTTGGTAGTGGTGTAACGTACTATCGTAGATATGCTTTGTCTTCAGCTTTAGGATTAGTTACCGACAAAGACACTGACGCAAGTGGTGAACAAGTAAAAGACGAACAACCTAAACAAAAGAAATCAAAGATTGACTCAACTCGTTTCAATAAAGCTATCGAAGCAATTAAGAACGGAGAATATCAAATAGAGCAGTTGATAGAGAAGTTTGATTTAGATGCGTCACAACTTAAACAAATCACTGAGTTATGAAAATACGTTGTTCACAAATAGGTAAGTTAATGGCTACTCCCCGAACCAAAGGGGAGAGCCTATCGCAAACAGCTAAGACTTATATTCAAGAATTAGTATTAGAACACAAATACGGAATTAAAAAAGAGTTTTGGTCACGTTACACAGACAAAGGAAACCAAGTAGAAGACGATGCTATTAGTTTTGTCAACGATGTTTTAGATTTAGGCTTTATTTACAAGAATGAAGAACGCTTCGAGAATGACTTTATAAGCGGTGTGCCTGACGTAAACACGAATGAAATACTTTTAGACGTTAAATCTTCTTGGGATGCTACTACGTTCCCGTTCTTTGATACTGAAATTCCTAACAAAGACTACTACTACCAGCTTCAAGGTTATATGTGGTTAATAGGAAAAACTGAATCGTTACTTTGTTATTGCTTAATGAACACACCTTTCGAGATAGTAGAAGACGAAGTAAGAAGAGAACATTGGAAACAGCATAAGATAGACGAAGATTTAGATATTAGGGACTTTGTACAAAAGAAGCATAACTTCGACCACATTCCTAACGAAAGACGAATCAAAGTATTTAAAGTAGAGCGTGACGAAACAGTAATATGGCAAATACAAGAAAAGATAGAGTTAGCACGAGATTACTATAACAACTTATTTAATACGATATGAAACAGACAGCAGTAGAATGGTTGCAAGATACTTGGTTAAATTATCCTGACTTATGTAGTTATGATAAAATACAAGAATGGTTTAAACAAGCCAAAGAAATGGAGAAAAACAATATTGATAATAAAGTAATTCATTTTGCAGAATGGTTAACTAAAAAGCATACAACTACATTAATCACTCTTTATGAACACTTTGAAGAACAATACTACAACGAAACCTTTAAATCAGAATAAGATGCAAAAAGACGAAATAGTGGAATCAGTAATAAACGAATTTAGAGCGCGTTCAGAGCGTGGAATAAAGAAATATGGAACTACCTTACAAGAAAACGAATTAAGTCAATTAGAATGGCTTAAACACCTACAGGAAGAACTTATGGATGCAGTTCTATATTTAGAAAAAGTAAAACAAATAAATAAATAAAAATGGAAACAAAAGTAAACGGAGGAGCAATCTTCAAAAACGAGAAAAAGGCGGACACGCACCCAGACTACAAAGGAACTATTAACGTAGATGGTCAAGAAAAAGAGATAGCGTTATGGGTTAAGCAAAGCGCAAAAGGAACAACTTACTTTTCGGTAAAGATTTCAGAGCCTTACAAAAAGGCGGAAGAACCTACGCAAGGTAAATGGATTAAACCTGAACAAGTAATAAACAAAGACCTTCCCTTTTAGTTATGTACATTGATGACTACACTCTACGAAGGTTACTTCAGGAGTTACTGCGTAGAAAAACACGAAACCAAATAGTACAAGAAATAAAGTTAAAAGGTGAAAAGTTCCATCAGTACAACTTAGACAAATTCTTAGAAGGAAAAGACGTCAGCTTATCC